CGACGCCACAGCCGTAGCGGTCGCATCAAACGCGATATCCGCCGTCGACACACCATCCACGCTCAACGTGTACGTGCCGCCCGTGGGTGAACCAGTCACCTCAGCCGTCCACTCCGCGGAGGCTCCCTCAGCGACAAGCCCCCACGCCTTGAAGTGGTACGGGGCCGACGAACCGCCCTTGAACGTCTTGAACGTCAACCCCATCGCGAGAAGCGTGGTCCGGTTGAACGTCACACCCTCACGAGAACTGTTGTCGATCTGCACATTCGGGTAGTGCACCAGAATGAGACGGTCCTTCTGATCCAAACCAACCGTGATCAGGTCATACCGGCGAGACGCCGCCGCCTTCGACACCGTGACCGAACCATCCGAGTCAACATCCACGTCGAAATACGAAGACGTCACCACCCTGTTGCCCTCAAGGCCAGAGAACCCGACAGTCCACCACCCGGGAGCAGCCTCCGAAATCAGCGGATCACCATTGTGGCCAGTGAGGTTCGTCTCATCACCCGGAACAGGCGTCAACACATACCCGTCATCCGAGTAGTAACCGACCTGAGTATCCGGGTCCGAGGGCGTCCACGACGTCCCATTCGGCGCCGCAGAACCAACCGGGCGAATGAAGATCGCCCCATCCTTGATCAACCGGGCAAGATCAGCGTCAACCCCGGTCTCCATGTACGCAGGCTTCACCATTGCGTTCTCCTTCGGTTAGGTAGATGCCCACGGCGACAAGGGCTAGGAAAGTGACACGGGGTCACAACTTTCAGACCGCAACCTCAAGCAGCACGGTCGAATACAAGTACTCGAGCTTTGTCACCGGGTCAGTCACCCGAGACGGCCCCGACTCCACATCAGCGGACAGAATCACGCCGCGCACGTTGTTCTCAAACCACGCATTACCCGCAGCCGCCAGGTCAAACGCGTCACCAAGATCCGCCGTACCATCCGCACGCACAGACCACGCCTGCACCCCGACACGGCAATAGCGACTGATCTGCGTCACCTTCTGCTGAAGATCCGCACGAACCACGAACAACCGGTACGGGCGCGACCGATTCGGCTTCACGTTGAACGTGTCCTCAACAGAAGAAAGCCCCGCAATCAGCAGGGACTCCATATCCGGGGAACGAGTAGGGATCGTCACAACCGCCACCCGCCGATCACACGCGACAACGTGCCGTTCGCAGCCTCATCGCCCATGTCCCCATAGACGCGGACACGTGCACGAGACGGAGCCTCCTCATCCACCGCATCCGCCCCCACCACACGATTCAACAGAGCAACCGTCTCGTCACCCTTCAAAACCACATCCCGGAACGCCTTCTTATCCAGAACGAACTTCGTCACACGCATCACGGAACCCCCTCGGTCGAATCACGCAGCTTCACCACGAGACCCCCGACCGTCGCGCCCCGCCACTCCGCAGGCACCGACTCAACCTCATACTCCACGCCCCGCACACGAACACGATCCGACGCAGACACATCCGGCCACACCTGAAACCAATACAACGTCGGCTCAACAACGACCGGAGAACGCCCCACCTCAAGCGACGGAATCACATCCTTCGGCGCAAAGAACGCCAACTCCGGGATCACGGTCTCAACAACCCCATACACAGGGTTCCCGTACCGATCCGTTCCCGTCTGCTCACGCCGAATACGCGTGACCTGATCCACGCCCCTCACGCGACACCACCCCATGGATCGGGGACATCCGCAGGCACAGTCCAATCGGTCATCGGGACAGTGAACCCAACCTGCAACCCACACCCCAACAACTCCCGATCCGCCCTCGTCAGATACAAGTCACCAGTCGGATTCGAGAACTGCCGCGTCTCCTGGAACGGACCAGCACCCGCCTGAACAGAGGTAACACCCAGCGCATCCAAACCACCCGGCGTCGCCATCGCCCGCTTCACCATCTCGCACGAGACGATCTTGCGAACTTCAAGCTCCTGCGCGGTCGGCGGTGCCGAAGGGGGACACGACGCATCCAAACGGACCGCCGCGTCCCCCAACAGCACCTCAGCTCGAGCACGCTCCGCCCCAGTGAGGGTTCGCCACCGCGACTCAAGATCAGAAATCGTTGCGTACGCCATGACGCACCCCTCACTCACTCAGACTTCTTCGGACGCCCCGGCTTCCGCCGCTCACCCTCCGGCTCGATCGCAGTCCAGCCCTGCGCTACGTATGCCTCCACGCGCTCATCTGGCACGTCAACGACAGCCTTAGATGAGGGCGGGTTCAACCGCGCCACGATCAGGCCTGAACAGCGTCAGTCAGCTTCGCGAAGTGCGCAATGTCACGCACCCGGAAACCGACCTCGAACTCGGCCCGAACAGCGAACATGTTCCGCTGCCACAGGTTGATCGTCTCGGCGCCGTCCGTGATCGTCGCCTGGTCGCTGATCGACAACTGAATGTCCTCAACAACACCGACGTGCGCCGACGTCCAGTCACCCGCGAAACCAAGCTGGTTCGGGGTTCCCGCACGGTACACCGCCTTCGTCTGGTACACCGGCGCACCCAGAAGCGCCGGCACGGCACCATCCGTCTGAATGTTGTTGATGAACAGGGGACGGCCCTGCCCGTCAACGGCGCCCAGCAGAAGACCACGCGCCTGCGGAGACAACGCCCAACCGTTCAGCGAACCACCACCGGTAGCAATCGCCTGATCGGCGGCCACCAGACCCGCATACGTGTCGCCCGCGATGCCCACCGCAGCAGCGCCACCGAGAACATCGAAGTTGCTGCCCGGGGCGGTCGACCCAAACACGGTCGAGTCGAGCTTGCGGGCAAGCGCCTGCGGGAGCTTGCGCACGATCTCCTGATACAGTCGCGCCTTGTCGCGGCGGAACTGGTTCGAGAACGGCACAATCACCGCCGCCGTGTACGGCGTCATCAGCTTCGAGCTGAACGTGGGGCGACGGACCGGCTTCTCGTCCGTCTCCGCGACCCACTCAGCCTCGGGCTCGCCCGTGATGATGTCCACGGAAACACCCTGACCCGGAAGGTCAACGCGCTGAGCAAGCTGAAGAACAGCCGACGCCTCATCGGCCGCGGACCAAACCTCCGCAGCCTGCTCCGGGTCAAGTCGAATACCGGCCGTAGTCCGGTTCACATCAATACCAGCCATCTGGTACCTCCAAGATTCGTGTCAAAGGCCGAGCTCGTCCATCTGCGCCGCAAAGCGGTCAGCAGGCGTGCCGGCAATAGAAGCGGGCGCTTTGCCCTGATTGGGGATGACCGGACCCTTCGCCGGTTCGCCCCTAAATGCGATGAGCGCGTCCGCAGACGCTTCAAGCTCCTCCTGCGTGCTGCCAGACAGCAGCTCGACAGGGACGCCCTTCGCCGCGGCAACCTCCGCGCGAGTAGCCTTCAGTTCCAACTCAGCAGCCCGCTTCTCAGCAGCCTCAAGCCGTTCCTGCGCCTTCTGCGCTTCCGTCTTCTGCGACTCCTCAAACTCCCGAAGCTTGTCGGCCTTCGCCTTCAAATCGTCATAGTCCGAGAACTTCGCGCGCTCCCGAGCAATCCGCGCCTGAATGATCTTGTCGAGCGCATCCTGAGACGCGATCGGCTCGAACTCCGGGGCCTGCTCGTTGGTTTCTTCCGTGGCGTTGGTGTCGCCCGTCTGCTCAGTCATGCTGAGACTCCCTTATCCGTTTAGGGGCCGTTCGCCCGTGGACCGGTGAAACCGTCACCGTGCGGCCACGGAAGAAACCGTGGAAGATCACACGAGCGGCGCCTTAACGCCATCCGTGAAGTCATCAGGGAACATTCGCCGCATGTACGCCGCGATATCCTTCGGATCACCACTCCCAGCCGCCTCACGCGCCCGCAAGTACTGGTCGTAAAGCCGATCCGGGTCATACCCCTCGATATGCGCCGACGAATCCCACTGCGGAGTGATCTGACAATCACAGTCATCGTGATAGTGATCGTTGATCCCCGCCGTCTCACCGCTCAAATACACGAACCCTCGAGACGCGAGCATCGAACACCATGCGCAGGTACGAGAACCGGACGGGACACGAGCGAACCGGGGCCGCTCAGGGTCCAACTGCACATTCCGCGCGACCGTCTGCCGGCCGCTGTAGAAGACGAACCTCTGCAACGCACCAGCAAGACCCTCCACCGTCGCGTACGGGTCATCCGTGAACAGGGCACCAGCGTGATAACGGACGTTCTCCGCCACGGCCGTCGAAGGGAACGTGTCAGCAGCCGTCTGAGCAAGAAACGCCCCCGGATGCACCTCCTCGAACCACTCCGCCGCCACGGTCGCCGCCAACTCGCCATACTCACGAACCAGCAACGGCACGATCTCAAGAAGCGCATCCCGCACCAACTCCGGACGCCCCAGATCGACCGTCGAGAAGAACCCCCGAAGTTCGTTCTGCGCCATCCGGACGAGCTCACGCTGAGCAGCAGTCAACCTGTCAATATCAGCCCTGGTTGTCATTGCTCTTGATGGTGATTGGTTGCCCTGGGATGAACTTCACGCCCTCGAGACCAGCGAGCTTCGCCGCATGATCCCCCTCGACGCCAGCGCGCCGAAGAATTCCAAGCGCCTCAGCCTTCGCTTTCAACACGTTCGCGTCGTCAAGTGTCTTCTGCGCATCGGAACTTCCGTCGCCTGCCCCTTCCGGCGCACGTCCTGCAAGGATCTGCCCCAAAACCGACCCTCCCTGGGCACGACGCTTATCCGACAGCAACCGGGTGATCTCCGCATGCGAGAACCCCGCGAACTCCAGCGCCACCTCAGACTCCGACAGCCACGGAAACACCGACGACAACTTCACCAACGCATCCGCAGACGTGGCCGGCGACGTGAACGCCGGGTTAGCCCACGACGTGTCGATCCGAGCGAGCTCCGGGGTCACAGCTCCCCCATCACGCAACCGCACGATCCGCTGAGCAACCCGCTTCAACGACGCACCCAGAATCCGATTCTGCGCCCGAGCCGTATTCACAATCCGGCGATCATCCGCATACAACGCCTCCGCAGAAGGCGGGTTGTCCGTCACAATGCCCAAGTTCGACACCGGAACACCCGTAGCACCGCTGAACTGCGTCGCGATCGTCCGATACATGTCCGTGATCGGCTGCATCGTCATCTGCGGGAACTGACCAACAGTCGGCTTGTCGCCCTCAGAATCCTTCGTCAACGCGAACCACGAATCGATCGCCGCCTGCCACTTACCCCGGCTGAACACATTCGCATCCGCCAGACCCAACGCATACATGCGAGGCACAGCGTAGAAATCCGACGCGATCTCCGCCCGAATGATCGTCAACAAGGCCCGATCAGTGATGTTCATCACCGCACGCGAGATCCGCGACTGGCCGAACGGACGCGTCAACTGCGGGTTATACGTCAACGGCTCAGCAAGAACCTCACCCAGAGCGTTCTTACGTCGCTCAGCAACCCACGAACCAGACGGACGCCGCATCAACGACAACACCGCATCCGGGAAGAACACATCCATCGCAGACGGCTGCCCACTCGAATCCACCTCAGTCACAGCCAACATGTCCCGCACCACACGCCGCCGCGCATCCCAACGCGCCGCCGACCACGTGGCCTCACGAGCCATCACCAAAACCGCAGGCTCACCAGACTCCACATCACCCAAAGCAGTCGTCACAAACGAACACGAATGCGTGTACGCCGACGAAATCGCCTGCGGCAACTCCAAATCGAACCGGTTCGCATCCAAAATCCCCGCGAGCTCGAAAGGATCCTGCTCACCACCCGGCGACACAAACCCCTCAAACACAGACCGCTCAGCCAAAGCCGAAACAGCCTTATCCGGCCACTCCGACACCGCCTCCACCCGAGCAATCGCCTCAGCCGGGATGTTCTGCGACGGCTTGATCCGCACCTTCATATCCCGGTACTGCGACCGCAACACATTCCGCGGAAACTTCGCCTGCCACGTAGCAAACAAGCCACGAATAGCATCCAACTCAGCCTCATCAACGCCCGACACAAACGAAGGCGCCGACCAAACCCCGGAGAAAGCCGTCATAGCAACACCTGCTTCCGTCCCGGAACCCGCTTACTCGTACGCGCAGCCCAGTAAGCAGCGCAGAAAGCCTCAAGGGGCTCCTTGTCAACATCCGGAACGGTCGCAACCCATCCCCATCCCGAACCGCGAGTCTTCGCATCGCAAACCGCTACCGCCGCGTCGAGAACATCGCCCTCCTCGCCAAACGGCCGAGAAACCTTCTTCTCTCGGATGGCGTTCTCGGTCATGGCATTCGCGGAGAAGTAGTCGCCGGTCGTCATCGCGTGGATCATGCTCGACGGCACCCCCTTCTCCTTCAAGGCAGTCACCAACGACACACCCGCCTTGCCCAGAATCGAGATCTGCGCCGTCCGCTCCTTACGAGCAGCCAACCAATCCGCCAAAGGCTCAAGTCCGTCATCAATCGACCAACCATCAGCAACGCGAGCAGCGTCCACGATCTCGACATGCACGAGCTCGTCGGTCTTACTCGCCCCTGCGACAGCCAGCGACTTCCCGTCCAGCGAGAACGCGACAGCGAAGGACCGCACACCATCAGTCGGGGCCTCATTCGTCCCACAAGACGACCAGAACTCATCAGACCAGCGACGAGCGCCCCGAGTGTCGTCATCCCAGACACCCAAAGCCTCACGACGCCAAGACTCATCCGACGGCAAGTTTTTCCGCAGCCGCAGCACAGACCTATGCGGCGTTCGATGCGGATACGACGGATTAGCCTTCTTGATCTGCTCAATGTCATCCACAGAAGGACCACCCGGCCGACCAACATTCCTATCGGCCGAACACTCGATGTATAGGGCGTCCTCACCCTCAACCGGAACAAACTGCTCGGGGGCAAACGCCAGCGCCTCACGACGCCGCATCTTGAACGCCTCACCCGGGTCCACCGGGCGGGGCG